GCTCCAGCTCCAGCTCCAGCTCCAGCTCCAGCTCCAGCTCCAGCTCCAGCTCCAGCTCCAGCTGCCCCAGTTGCGCCTGAAGCTACTGCCCCCCCATTGTCACCAGCAACGCCTCCAGGATCACCTCCAGGTACACCACCAGGATCACCTCCAGCACCTGCGGCAAATGCCTTCACTGCCCTACTAGGATCACCAAAAGGTGTACCAGCGGCTCATGTTCAGGTACCAGTCATTCACCCTTTTTTTAGAAAACCTGGGCTTCCACCACTGAGACCTAAACGTGGAGGGGCAAATTCCTATGAGCTTTCAATCTGTGTTTTGGCAGCGGAAGCAATTGTAAAGAATTTAATTGAAGCGGGTCTTCTTTCTCCTGGTGTCTATATGTCAGCACTCAATAAGGCATCCGACACTGTAATTTCAACAACACTCAGAGAGATACTCTTTGAACCTTACAGAAAGACTCATCAGAAGGGTGGTCTCTTAACTCCTACTAAAACGGCACGACCTCAAAAACTAATGAATACGCCTCCAAACAAACGGAACCGAACTACACGTACGAAAAAATTGAATAGCAAGGGGACAAAGTTGAACGCAACACGAAGATTACGCGCTAACGTAAATATAAAAGGAGAAATGCCCAGATACTCTGAGATGCAAACAACCGTCTTCTTCAATGATAGTATCACATCTACTACTCCAGGACGTCTCAATATTCTCTATAGATACTATGTCTCACATCTCCCGGTTCCTGATCAGAAGACTATTATGTCACTCCTGTTCTTCGTACCACTCGCAAATCCTGATGTACTTGGAAACCTCTTGACTCTGCTCGCCGAGTCTAAGACAGCAGCAATTATTGACTACCTCAAGACTCTCAAGGCAGCTCATATTGAGGAGGTAGGTGCCTCTCTAGAGCTTGATGTTGCTAAGACAGAGGCTGATATTGATGGTCTCGTGACCAAGTATATTGAGGATGGTGACGCGCGTTACATGTCTCTTCTTACGACATTCACTGCCATGTCAGATCAGATGGTAAAGCTGACAAATTCTTATTCTACAGCCAAGTAGAGTATGGAAATCGCAAATATTGGAAACTATAGAGCAACAGAAGACTGGTGGTTTCTGTTGCCCTCTATTTTACTTGTTGATGTTGTTATTATTTTTATGGTAAGATTCATGCCGAATTTCTTTGGAAAACCTATCAATGATTGGTACGATGAATTTGGTTTAGCTGCTGTACTATCTGATGTTGGAGTCATTGCGATCGGTATAGCAATCACGCGGTATATCTATAGTACATTTTTCATGGAAAAGGAAGGTTGGTCTATTCTATATTTTATTGCTCTTGCGGTAGGTATACAGTTAGTCCATGATCTACTTTTCACGAAGCTTGTAGTGGAGCCAATTCCACAGGGTCACAATAGTATGATTGATCTGTTCAAGACTTATGTGAAGGCTGGACCTATTATCTTATTAACGGATGCGATCATGATAGGTGGATCTATTGGAGTAGCTGCCATTCTCAAGATGAAAGACTTTCATTATACAAATTCAGTATTCCTTGTAACGGCTTACGCTCTATCTTATATATTGTATACAAATATCTCATTCCAACAAAAACGTGCGATACAATAGAATGCCATATGTGCCTCCTCATTTAAGAACTGGTTATGTAAAGCCGCCGAGTCCAAAGAAGGTTGATTATACAGGGCGAGTCCATTGGCCGACCAATATAAATTCTCATAAGGAGGATAATATCATTCAACCTGCTGCCTTACATGCGCCGGCAACTGCGGAAACTCTCGGACTCCGTGGATCAAAGAAACCTGCCATGAAACTTATAATGCCTATTACACCGAACCTGTCACCCGTGGCCCGGCCAACGACTGCTATAGATGAGTACCCTTCTAAATTTCGGACTGGTGTTTTACAGCATCTGAAACATAGTGTAAAGAGAGAGCCCACAAAGAAAAAGACTAGACGGCGGTCACTACGTCATAAGCCTTCTAAGAAAACACGGCGGCGTTAATGATGAATCGTGTGATTTAGTCGCGGCCACTTATACTTCATACGCTTAGATAGCTGCTTCGCAGCATCTCCCAACTTAAGATTGAGTGATACGCAGAGCAAAAGACGATCTGTTAAATCGCGCCACTCAATGGTAAGTTTAAGAGTACCCGTTAGAGTCTTATCAAAGGGAAAGGATGAACGAGTATCCAGTGTACCAACGACGATTGGGCAAGCCACTGTTGTATCACATAGATCATCGACGGTAGGAGTAAAGGGGATGAAATTGTACGTGTAGGAATACTTCACAGTGCCATTGTTAATCTCCTCTGGAACACCCATGGATAGAAGAAGAGTTGAATTCTGTCCTACAACGGGAGGATCAGGTGTAAGATTCATTGATGTGAGTGTAAAAAGAGCACCACCCTTGGAGCAATCACTGACTGACGCACATACCGAAGCACATAGGCTAAGAAATGCTAGGATACGCGCAAACATATTCTAGTCTACTAAGGTAAAAGGGCTTTAGACCAAACTGTGTAATACCGGTATATATGAAACTAGATTTTTAATAAGTGCCGTATCTAATGTGCGAATAGAACGACGAATCCAAGGTGGAATTATATTCATATGCTCAGGTTCTGTCATGAACTTGCTCTTGTGAGCCATAGAAATAAAGGTCCATTCTCCATTAAAACTGGGAATGATCGCAGTATACATATAATATTTATACTCGGGATTTTCAATACACAGTTTTTCAATTAAATATACAATTTCATTTAGTTTATGTGTCTTCCAAGGTACATAGAGACCAGCATTCATTACAAACCCACCCTTGTTAACCTTTACTGATTTGAGTACATACCGAAGAAGATCTTCCCAGGCTTCATAGGCCAAGGATGGATCTGTAAGATCAATAATAACAGCATCGTAGTCTCTAGCAGTTTTCATATAGTTCCAAGCGTCATCAAATACGGTCGTTAAACGTCTATCATTATATGCTCCACAGGACCAGTCCTTATGAATCTTCATGTGATCAACCAATTCCTTATCATAATCTACCATAATTACCCGATTCACTCCTTTCCATCGTAAGACTTCACGTGCCGTCGCACCTTCACCGCCACCTAGAATTAGAATCGACTGTTTTGATTGAAGTGTTGACATCAGTGGGTGAACAAGGGCGTTGTGATAGATTACCTCATCCTGTGTAGTACTTTGTAGAGTTCCATTTAAAAAAAGCATCTTACCCCAGGCATTTGATTCAATAATATCAACCTCCTGCTTTTCTGTATGTAAATGGATTGATGAATTCTTATAATATAAATATGTCCGTTCAACCCCTTGATCCCTATCATCTTCATGAAATTCTAGAACACTTTTAACTCTTTCTAGGCCATTCATACTAAAAATACTCAAACGCGGTTTAAATCGTGGGTCAAAAATTGAGGTTATTTCCCGGCTTAGAAAAGAACACACATACCCACAGAGATGCCTGCCGCTATTAATTCCGAAATTGAACCTATCCTGGGCATCCAGTTTAGTATCTTCAGCCCTGACGAGATTGAGCGGAGATCCGTTGTGGAGATTACTTCCAACAATACATATGAGGGAAATGAGCCAAAGATTGGCGGCCTCTTTGATCCGCGCATGGGCGTCCTAGAGAATGGAAAGCAGTGCCGTTCCTGCGGACAGTCCAACAATGGTTGTCCTGGTCACTTTGGTCACTACCGTCTCGGCCGTCCTGTCTACTATATTCAGTTTCTTCCCATGATCCTGAATGTTCTCAGCTGTGTCTGTATTTCATGCTCAAAGCTGCTTGTTGACAAGGAGATGCGTACCTCAATTCGTTTGAAGAAGGGAGAGGGGCGTTGGAAGGAACTCATGGAGGCATCCAGCAATATCTCACGTTGCGGTCAGGAGACGGAGGACGGGTGTGGTGCTCGTCAGCCTGACCGCTATAAGCGCGAGGGTATCGCACGTATCGTTGCGGAGTGGGAAGCCGTCGCAACAAAGGAGGCCAGTCATAATGCCATGAAGCAGCCTCTAGAGGTGGAATATGTTCAGCGTCTCTTCCGTCGCATTACGGATGAGGACGTCGCCTTCATGGGATTCAACCCTCGTTGGTGCCGCCCTGACTGGATGATCTGTTCAGTGATGGCAATTCCTCCTCCCCAGGTACGCCCATCGGTTGTTCAGGAGAATAACCAGCGCTCAGAGGATGACCTCACCCATAAGCTATTTGAGATCATTAAGACAAACAAGATGCTCCTGACAAAGATGGAGGGTGATGGCTCCAAGGTTAACAAGGGATATATTGATGAACTTACGAATGTTCTTCAGTATCACATTGCGACTCTTGTTGATAATCAGATCCCCGGTGTGGCCCCTTCAGCCCAGCGCGGTGGTCGCCCCCTCAAGTCTATCCAACAGCGCTTAGGGTCCAAGGAAGGTCGGATTCGCTACAACCTCCAGGGTAAGCGTGTGGAATTCTCGGCGCGCTCAGTTATTACACCAGACCCAAATCTCTCAATTGCGGAGCTCGGTGTACCACTCAAGATCGCAATGAACTTGACTGTTCCTGAGCGTGTGACCGATTACAATCGTGATAAGCTTTACAAGCTTGTCCAGAATGGATCTACGGTCTATCCTGGTGCCAAGACACTCGTCCGCGCGGATGGTCGTATGATCTCACTGGCACATGTCAATACGAAGGAGATTGTCTTGTACAATGGAGATCTCATCAATCGTCATCTCATGGATGGTGACATGGTTCTCTTTAATCGGCAGCCTACGCTGCATAGAATGTCTATGATGGGCCACCGTGTCCGTGTGCTCCCTTATAATACCTTCCGTTTGAATGTTTCGGTGACGAGTCCTTACAATGCGGACTTTGACGGTGATGAGATGAATGCGCACATCCCTCAGAGTTCGGAGGCGATTCAGGAGCTCCAGGACATTGCCGCAGTTCCTTACCAGATGATCTCGCCGAGACATCAGAAGCCGGTGATCAAGGTTGTTCAGGATGCTCTCCTGGGATCTCACCGCATTACCAAGCAGGGCGAGAAGTTTACTCGCCGTGAGTACATGAATTTGATGATGTGGAACAAGCGCTTTGATGGTCGGCTTCCTGAG